ACTCCGTCTATTCCGGCAAGCTCTACATTCACAATCAGCGTTGCAATACCAGTAACGTTTCCAGTTGGCGCAGTTACTCCGCGGGCTACTCTTTACCCATCTGTAGGTAATGACTTTGCCATACGGAACGAGCAGGCCCCCGGGTCGACAGCATTTGTGTTTGGGGCGAACGGTGCCTCGGCACAAAGTTTCTCAGGAAATATCATGCTGGTCGGAAGGTGGAAATAATGAAGATCACTCTGCTGGCTCATCTTTCCGACTGGCCTCTTGAGGCTTCTGTCTCCGGCGATGTAATCACCATCAACGGCGAAGAGATTGATCTTTCGGGCATCCCTGATGGGTTTAGACTTCCCGGCGACGCGGTAGGTAATAAATTTTTCGAGGGGCCTTGGTTCGTTGAAAGAATCGGTAAGACCTTGCACTTCACACTCCGTCTTCCAGTTCAAAATGACTCCCCCGAGGAATACCGGAATCCAATAGAGCCGATCGTTCTGGACGTGCAGAGTGGACCGGTTCAGTTCCCAGACACATTGCCTACCAAAGTACTGGTTCGCGAAGTGATCAAGTCATCCGAGCAATTGGAGGTGCCTGAAGATGGTGGATCTATCGAAGCTTGAGCCGATCAAAACCGCGCAGGACGAAGCTGATCGAATCAGCCTGGATCAGGCGCGCGCGTACCTGAAAGAAACCAACTGGCATGCCTTCGCCTTACTTGAAGATGGCACGCCGATACCCGACGACATTAAGCAGGCACGGGCCAATGCCAGGGAAACTATAAATCGTCTCGGGCCACCGACATCGGCTTGACCCGCAAGAACACCGACACCGCCTAGAGCGGTTTTTTTTCGTCTGGAGAAAAGCATGCCGATCAATGAGCAGCAGTTGCTGCAGATCCTCCCGAACGCCGGCCACCAAGCCGGCGTTTTTGTTCCTGCCCTGAACACGGCCATGAACCGCTATGGCATCGTGGGCACCGCGCGAGCTGCTGCATTCATCGCCCAGGTTGGGCACGAATCCGGCCAACTGCGCTACGTGCGCGAGATTTGGGGGCCCACTGCGCAGCAACTCACTTACGAAGGCCGTGCCGATCTGGGAAACAACGTCAAGGGTGACGGCTCGAAGTACCGTGGGCGCGGACTGATCCAGATCACCGGGCGGGCGAATTACGCTGCCTGCGGCGAGGCACTGGGCCTGGACCTCATCAGCAACCCGGAATTGCTCGAGCTGCCCCGGCACGCGGCGATGTCTGCGGCCTGGTTCTGGTCCACCAAGGGGCTGAACACGCTGGCGGATCAGGGGGAGTTCACGAAGATCACCCGCCGCATTAATGGTGGTCTCAACGGCCTGGAAGATCGCTTGCAGTTGTGGGAGCGCGCGAAAAAGGTGCTGGCATGACGCCGGTACAGAAGCTGGCCGGTTTGGTGGTGCTGATCCTGGTGCTGATGGCGACCGCCGCCGGCGTCACCTGGCAGGTGCAGGACTGGCGGATGGGCGAGAAGCTTTCCGAGCAGGCCGGCCTGCACAAGGACGACCTGGCGGCGATCAGCAGTGCCGCCGCCGCCCAGACCAGAACTGAGCAGGACAAGCGCCTGGCCGCAGAACAGAGAGCGGCCGCCGCAGACCAACAACACTCCCTGGAGCTTTCCAATGAACAACGCAAGCAAGCTGCTCTGCGCGATCGCCTCGCCACTGCTGATGTACGGCTGTCAGTCCTTCTCGACGCCACGGATTCAGCCAGTGACTGCAACGTGCCTACCACCCCCGGCGCCGTCGGCGTGGTTCATGCAGCCCGTCGAGCCCAACTTGACCCAGCGCATGCTCAACGAATTATCGCCATCACCGACGCCGGCGACCAAGGACTGATCGCGTTGAGGGCTTGCCAGTCGTACGTCAGAACCATTAGGCCCTGATCAACACTCCAGATCGCAAAATTAACACGACCCAAAATGAATACTCACCTTGCAAAGGATTGCAAAAATGACAAACCCAATCGTTCCATGGATGGGTGGCAAGCGCCGCCTGGCCGACCGTCTGATTCCTCTATTCCCTCCGCATGAATGCTATGTTGAGGTTTTCGCTGGCGGCGCGGCGCTCTACTTCATGCGGCCCCAGGCTGCACCAGTTGAAGTCCTCAACGATATCAATGGCGACCTGGTGACGTTGTATCGGGTGGTGCAAAACCACCTGGAGGAATTCGTGCGCCAGTTCAAATGGGCGCTCAGTTCCAGGCAGGTATTTGAGTGGCAGAAGATGACTCGGCCGGAAACTCTTACCGATATTCAGCGGGCAGCGCGATTTTTCTACCTGCAGCACCATGCCTTTGCCGGGAAGGTCAGCGGCCAGACTTTCGGCACAGCCACAACGGGGCCGGCTATCAATCTGTTGCGGATTGAAGAGAACCTTTCCGCAGCCTGGCAGCGCCTTTCTGGAACCTATGTCGAAAACTTGGGATGGCTTGAATGCGCTGAGCGCTACGACCGCCCCCACACTTTCCACTATATGGACCCTCCGTACTGGCAGACCGCGGGCTACGGGGTGGACTTTCCGTTCGAAAACTATGAGCGGATGGCCGACTTCATGCGCCGCTGCAAAGGCAAGGTCATGGTGAGTATCAACGACCACCCTGATATCCGGCGGGTATTTGAGGGGTTTCACTTTGAAACGCTGGACATCCGCTACAGCACCACCAATCAGCGCCAGGGAAAAGCCGAGATCAGCGGCGAGCTTGTGATCATGAATTGGAAACCCTCTGACCTCGGTGGGCTGTTTTAGGGTACAGGCTGTATCAGGTGGGGCCCCTTGTTCCGGACGTTACCCACGGCCGTATCGACCTTGAACCATTCGAAGGCCTCGGCTGGCTCGCCCTGGTGCAGCACCATCTGCTCGGCGCGCTCCTTGGGCGTGGTCGGGTCCAACCATTCCAGGGCTAGATCGGGTGTAAGCACCACGGGCCGCCGATCGTGGATGTCCACCATGCCGCCGGCGCTGTCGGCGGTAATGATGACGAAGCCGTCATGCTCACCTGGGCCTTCATCAGCATCCGGTAGCTGACCGATTGCGGCACAGAATATAGGTGCACCATCCCGCCGGCGTATCAGGTAAGGCTGCTTTTTGGCCCCGCCTTCATCCACCCATTCAAACCAATTATCGATTGGCGTGATCGCCCGGTGCGGCCAGATAGCCCGGAAGAACGGGCCGTGGGCGACTTTCTCCACGCGTGCATTAATTGGTGCCGCGCGATCTTTCGCCCAGTGCGGTCGCCAACCCCAGCGAACGGGATCCGCATGGAGCATGTCCCCCTGCATGTGCAGCAGCGCAACTGCGGTTGTCGGTGCAACGTTGTAGCGCTCAATTGGCTGATCTCCCACGGAGTTAGCCAGGGCATTGGGCATGCTCAGAGCCGCAACAAAATCGTGGATTCCTCGATACTGTGAAAGCCTTCCACACATGATCTTCCCTCCCGCCGTCATTTCAGCCTAGCTTGCGCTGGAGGATTGAGCTTGACGAATCTCGCCCAGCAATCGTTGATTTTCCCTGAGCAGGTGGTCTCGCTGGCTGGTAATGAGATCGATGGGGCGAAAGCTTCCGTTGTCAGAAGGCTCATTGCTCATCGCCGCAATTTGATCAAGGGCCCTTCTTAGCGCGGACTCTGCCGAAGCCTTGCCAGTGGCGAGCAGGTCATTCATATGCACCAGCCCTGCGACGTTGGCCCGTGCCTTTCGGAGCATTGTCTCGGTCTGGATCAGTTCGTCCTCAAGCAGGGCGCACTGGTGCTGGTACATTTCCAGAGGCGTAGGGCAGCCAAGCCACGCCGAGGTGTCTTCGTCAATGTTCATGATGGGCAAGCTCAAATACTGTATGCGCATACAGTAAACGAGGCTCTAAAGATTTGGGAGTGGTGTTCGTCGGCAGGACGCCGGGGAGGGGGCGTGACTTTTGCGTGACACTCTCACGCACTTGTAAGCTCTTGTGGGCAGTCGGTTGCAGCGAGCGCCAATAAAAACAGCTACTTAACAAGGTCTTACAGAGGTACTGCGTGCATGGGGTGCTAGGGGTCGAGTGTTCGAATCACTCCGTCCCGACCATATTATTCAAGGGGTCGCGAGATTTTGTCTCGCGACCCCTTTTTATTTTCAGTGGTTTTTACCCCTACAGAACCGCTGGCGCTTAGTGGAATCCTCACTGTGTTCGTAGGCGCTCATGTCTCATTTGGGCGGACGCTTCATAAGTAGGGTTTCCTCGACCCCCCCTTCCCGATGTGAGTCTCAAGCAGGTTCGCCAGCGAAGAGGTGCTCTAGTCTCTTATCCAATTTCGTAAGGCCGAGCAGCCAACAATGTTGGCTGCACTTCGAGGCTGCCGTGGTTCAAAGCCAAAGCGTCTGAATCGTTACCTGCGATTGTTTACATTCAGTACGTATGATAGGTTTGATTTAAACATTCATTCAGTATGTATGTTTGCTGGGGTCGTCGAGGCTGCGATTCGTTTCCTATCAGGGAGCGGTTAACCCACTAGCTTTCCGGGATTAGCAGCGCGATCAAAGGACTTTGCAGTGAGCCCTGTATCCAGGGTGGCAAATGCCTCGCGTTTTGGGCGAGTCCTGAATTTCATCTAAAGGGATTTAGCAATCATGAGTTCACCTTCAGTCGCTTCGCCTGCAACTTCTCCACGGTATCCATGGCTGGCAGTGACCGCCATGGGCCTTGCTACATTTTCGGTCGTGACGACAGAAATGCTTCCAGTCGGTTTGCTGACGACCATTGCCGGCTCGCTTGAAACGTCAACTGGAAGCGCTGGTTTATTGATCTCATTGCCTGCTTTGCTGGCGGCTTTTTTTGCACCGCTGGTGGTGATCGCAGCAGGCA